AAGGGAGACGCAACCTCTCAGTTGTCAACGGCTACCAGCATAATCGCTGAGGTGCTCAACACAGGCACCGAATCGACTATCACGGACGCCTGGGTCAAGGACAACATGAGCGTCGAGCAGGTCATGGCCTTTGTGAACATCCTGCAAGAACTGATGGACCTGGGGAGTGACGGCTCCGTGGACCCTACGGTGGCCGCTACGAACCAAAAGGAGACCAGCCAAAGCGACTGATGCTTGGACAGTTCGTGGCTACACTTTGCTACATCTACAAGTGGACCCACGATGACGTGCTCTGGGGCCTGACGATTGAGCAGGCGTTCATGTACTTCAGGTATGGTGTCGAGTTGCACACGGGTAAGAGCGTGGAGCAGTCACCAGACCTTGACAAGTTCAGAAGCAAGTATGCCGATGGTGGGAGGTGACACCTTTTGTTGCTAGACCGGCTCATAGTGAGCATCGAGGTCCAGTTGGACAAGTTCAACCAGGGCATGGACGCTAGTGTCTCTAAGTTGAACGATTTCGGACAGAAGGCTACGAAGGCTGGGTCTACGCTTACTAAAGGTGTCACTCTCCCGCTGCTGGCTATGGGCGGTGCTGTTGTCAAGTTCGGTGCCGACTTTGAGAAGTCTATGACGCAGTCGCTCGCCATCATGGGAGACGATGCTGTAAAGTATAGAGACCAGATGGAGTTGGTCGCTCGTGACGTAGCAAAGACCACGATGGTCTCTGCAACCGAGGCCGCAGACTCCTACTTCTACCTGGCGTCTGCTGGTATGGACGCTGAGCAGGCCATGGCTGCGCTTCCTCAGGTCGCCAAGTTCGCGCAGGCTGGTATGTTCGACATGGCACGCGCCACAGACCTCGCGACAGACGCGCAGTCCGCTCTGGGCCTGTCGGTAGAGGACCCAATCAAGAACCTGGAGAACCTGACCCGCGTTACAGACGTGCTCGTAGGTGCGAACACGCTAGCGAACGCGACAGTCGAGCAGTTTTCCGAAGCACTCACCAACAAGGCCGGTGCTGCCTTGCGTCTGCTCAACAAGGACGTCGAGGAGGGTGCAGCGGTTCTGGCAGTCTACGCCGACCAGGGTATCAAGGGCGCAGCAGCAGGCGAGCAACTCAACATCATGAGCCGAGACCTGCAGCGTGCGGCACTTGCGAACGTTGACGCGTTCAAGCAGGCAGGTGTTTCGGTGTATGATGCTGAGGGCAAGATGCGTAACTACGCCGACATCGTCGAGGATTTGGAAGGCTACCTGGACGGCATGTCCGATGCGGAGAAGAGAGCGTCCATCACCAAACTAGGGTTTACGGACCGCTCAATCAACGCGACTATGGCCTTGCTAGGGACTTCTGACCAGATACGCGAGTATGAGGCATCCTTGCGCGACATGGCCGGTATGACGGACGAAGTAGCAAATAACCAGATGAACAACTTCTGGGACCAACTCAAACTCGTGAAGGACCAGTTGATTGATGTTGCTTTGGGCATATACGAAGACCTCGGGCCTGCGCTTATGGATTACGTGGTGCCTGCCCTGAAGTCCGCTGCTGAGTTCGTAGGTAAACTGGCCGAGTGGTTCGGCAAGTTGTCTGGTCCTATGAAGTTGGCCATCGTAGGGTTTCTTGGTATAATGGCCGCTATCGGTCCTTTGCTCCTTATCGCTGGCCAGATTGCGTTTGCCATCGCGAACCTACTGCCGGTCTTCGGGGCCATAGCCGGTGTGCTTTCCGGACCGATAATCCTGGCCATTGCTGCAGTCATCGCCATCGTTGCTCTGCTCATACTGAACTGGGACAAGGTGAAAGCGGTGGTGGTGCCGATAATCGACGCCATCAAGGACGCCTGGTCCAGTTTTGTAGGTGGGTTCACGTCTGAGGCAGGCACACTGGATGCTGCTATGGGCAGGGCTTTTGACCCAATCTACAACTTTGGTGCTGCTCTACGCGAGTTGTTCGATAACGTAAGTGACATAATCGGCAAGGGTATCTCCATCATCCAGACGTTCTTTGCTCTTTTGGACTTTACTCCATACGTCGAGACGTTCAACATGGTAAAGGACGCCGTACTAAACGCGTTGAACCCTGTGGTCGAGTTCTTCACCGGTCTGTTCGCAGATGCTCTGGCCTTCGTCAACGAGAAGGTACAGTTCTTCAAGGACTGGATGATGGAGAACTGGCCACTTATCCAGCAGACTATAGGCACGGTAGCGAACGCAGCCAACGCGCACATGCAGAGAATCGCTAAGGTGGTGCAGTTCGTAACCACTGTTATAATGGCCATCTGGAAACGTGTATGGCCGTACATACAGATAGTCGTCGAGACGGTCTGGAACGTCATCAAGACGGTAGTGACCACTACCATCAACACCATACTGGGTGTCATCAAGGCCGTGATGCAGGCGATAAACGGTGACTGGCGTGGTGCCTGGAAGACCATGGAGGATACCGCTAGGGGCCTGGTCAAGGGCCTGTTGACGGTGATAGGCAACATCCTCAGAGGGCTGGGTCGCATCGTCATCCAACCATTCAGGCAGGCGTACCAAGACCTGCTTGGCTGGGTCTCCAACTTCAAGGGCGCGGGTGGCCGCTTGATACAGGGAGTCATCGACGGTATCACCGAGAAGATAGCAAAAGTCAAGGAAGCCGCTGGCAAGGTGGCCAAGGCGGTCCGCGACTTCCTGCCATTCAGTCCAGCAAAAGAGGGTCCACTGAAGGACCTAGACAAGGTAGGCCAGGGTTTCTACGACACACTTGCTAGTGGTCTCACCAAAGCAGCCCAGCAGATGCCTTCAGTTATGATGCCGATAGCAGACGCCATGTTGGTAGGTGGGGCTTACGCTGGGCCTGCTCTGGCTACTGCCGCTACTACCATCCACCAGAACAACACCATACACTTCGACAAGATAGAGATAGCCAGCGACTATGACGTGGAGCGGATGGCTGAGAAGTTGGACGAACTTCTGGAGCAGAAGCGCAGAGCGGCGGGTGAGCGGTAATGAGAGGCGTAACCTTCACCTTCAACGACATGCACAGTAGGGACGACCTGAGCCTGGAGGTCCTGGATATACAGAGACCGCTTTCTGGCGACATATCGACCAGGGTGATAGATGTGCCTGGTCGTGTGGGCGGTTACTACAGTAGCCAGAAGATGGGCAGCAAGTTCGTCATTGTAGAAGTGGCGCAGGTATCCACCACGGACGTAGGAGCGCAGACCAATGCACGCAACCTGGCCGGTTGGCTTATCGACCAGAAGGTAGGTAAACTATCCTTCAGTGACGAACCGAACAAGGAGTACAGGGCCATCCTGACCAGCAGCACTCCGCTGGAGGTCTTCGACACCACACGGACCGGCACTCTCAGGTTTGAGTGCGTGGACCCTCACATCTACTCTGTAAGCGAGACGCCTCTAGACCTGCTCAATGGAGACAATGTGATAGAGAACTCAGGCTCAGCCCCTACTTTCCCTAGGTTCATAGTTAGGGTGACAGAGCCTTGCACCATGCTCCTGCTGGAGCACGTAGACACGGGACAGTACATATCGATAGGACAGCCTGTAGGCGCGGAGGACGTGGCCGCAGGTGGCTCGGTAGAAACACTGAACGATGGTTGCGGTTCACTGGTCGGGTGGACACAGGGACAGTCGATAGGCGGTATAGCGGTCACAGGCAACTACGCCACGAACGGGTTCTCCTTCAGCCCCAAGCACGCAGGTGGTTCGTACGGGTCTGGTTCTGGTTGGCACGGGCCGTGCATACGCAAGGAGATAAGCCCAGAGCAGGACTATTACAGCGTGACTTTTGACATCGGACAGACTGCTGCTGTAGGTACCATGGGGCGCACCGATGTCTGTATCCGTAAAGCGGACGGTGGGCAGTTGGCTCGCGTATCGATGATAGATGCCTGGAACGCAGACCGCAGGCACGCAGGGTACGCGTTCGTAGGTACCAGCGTAGGAGCAGGAGGCTACGAACTCTTTCCTCTGCAGACCCCAGCCAACACCTATATGTGGCAGAACTACGTAATGGGCCGTCTTTCCATACGCAGACACCACGCAGGGCAAAACGTACACACCGCACATTTCGGCATCTTCAGCAACAACACCTGGCACTCGCGAACTACTGTCCACTGGAACGATGTGAACGGGCTTTGGAACGCTAAGGCTAAGTACATCGATATACAGCAGTCTGTTTACGCTTCTTACACGCCACCGGCCACCCACTACATCACACATGCTTACAACTACGACTACATCGAACCAGGCTCCAACCAGGTGCCTGTTCTCTTCAACATCGGCGACGAGGTCGAGGTGGACTGCAACACGGGCAGGGTATTCATCAACGGTGTGAACTCGATACAGCATATGCAGCCTGGCTCGCAGTTTTTCCCGTTGCAGATAGGGGATAACAACATAAAGGTCATGACGGACCCTCTAGATAAACTGGACGAAGACGAGTCTGTAGTGACCTACAGGTCGAGGTGGTACTAGTGGCCGAGCAGGTCTACGTACTAGATAACAACGAGACCGTACGTGCTGTCTTGAGCAACACTCACTCTGATATGTGTCCTTTCTTCGACGACACGTATAGAGAGCAGTTGGACGGCCTGATGGTCTTCAACCTGTCCGTACCGATGGACCACGAGGACGCGGCTTACCTGGTAGAGGAGAACTACGTAGCCATCGTCGATATGGACGGGCATTTCCTCCTGTTCCGGATAAAGACAGTGGACGAGGTGTCCGACTCCTCCGGTGTGCGCGTCAAGAAGATACACGCGGAAAACGCTGGGCAGGAGTTGTACGGCCATGTGGTGCGGCAGAAGACCTATACCGGCCAGACTATAAAGACGATGGCAGACGACGTTTTGACCGGCACTCGCTGGAAGACCGGTGTTGTGGAGGACACACTCACCAACAGCGGCACTTTCAACGACTATCCTACCGTGTTGGGCGCACTCCGCATGATGGCGAACTGGTACAATGTGGAGTTGGTATTCAGGGTAAACATCAAGAACGGCAAGGTTACCGAGCGTCTGGTTGACCTGGTAAAGAGCAGAGGCAGTCACACTGGCAAGGTATTCGAGTACTCAAAGGACCTGAAAGGTGTCCGTCGCGTCAAGGACAGCATACCTCTCTACACTGCCCTGGTCGGCCTGGGTAAGAAGTTGGACAACGGAAAGTACACGGACTTCGCCTTGATATCCGCCTCAGACAAGCCTCTTTACGAGGACTTCGTAGGCGACAAGGCGTCAATGGAGAAGTACGGCACGCCAACAGGCACAGGCAACAAACTACACATCATGGGTGTCTACCAGGACCCAGACGAGACCTCACCTGCCAACCTACTGGTAAAGACCAGGAACGCCCTGCAGGGGTGCAAGCAACCAGCGTATACCTACGAGATAGACGCAGTCCTTCTGGAGGAATTGCCAGACCAGGGCGACGGTGTGACTGAGCCGTACGCGCACGAGGCGGTCCGACTGGGCGACACCATACTGGTAAAGGACTTCACGTTCAACCCTCCTCTCGCTGTAGAGGCCAGGATAATCGAGATGTCCAGGTGCCTGTCTGACCTCTCTAAGAGTAAGGTCAAACTTGGTAACTTCAGGCCGCTCATAGTGGACAGCGTAGACCCTAGGAAGATTGAGAAGCGGAT